TAAAACACACATAGGAAGATGGCCAGCAAATTTTATTCACGATGGATTAGAAGAAGAATGGTCTAAATATTTCTATTGTGCTAAAGCTAGTAAACAAGATCGCAATGAAGGCTGTGAAGATTTAGAAGAGAAAGAAGGAGTTGTTCATATAGTACAATCAGCAAATAGAAAAAATGCTGGTACTAATAAAACATTTCCAAGAGCAAATCATCATCCAACAGTAAAACCAACAGAACTTATGAGATACTTATGCAGATTAATTACACCTAAGGATGGTATTGTTCTTGATCCTTTTATGGGTAGTGGTAGTACAGGTAAAGCTGCAATACTTGAAGGTTTTTCTTTTATTGGTATTGAATTGTCAGAAGAATATTTAAAGATAGCCCAGAAAAGATGTCAAGAGACTATTAAATGAATGGTTTATTGGGAAGTCCAAATCTTAAGTATGGTTTCAACGTCAAATATGATCAGTTTGGTAATCGTGTTCATAATACACACGTTGACACTACTGAAATTATATTAGTTGATATTTTTGAAAAGTTATCAACAACTCTTTTTAAGAGTGAACAGCAACATTTTGAGATGGTGGAATTAGGAAGTAATCAAGCTTATTATAGTTTGATGTTTAAAGCTATGTGTAAATGGCATAACAAAACATCAAGAGTAATATGCGTAGAACCTAATGATCGTCATATGATTAGAGGCAAAGAAACTTTCCATTTAAACAATCTTAGTGCGTCATTTCTTGATTATATAGTAGGTGATTATGAGCTTATTAAAAAAGACCTTGATGCGAGCTCTCTTCCTGGTGGTAGTGAATTCTTATTAGTTACAAAAAAAAGAATACTATCTTTATCACAACTCTTGGAAGAACAAAGCATAACAGAGCTTGATGTATTGCATATGGATGTTGATCATAGTGAACGAGCAGTATTAGCATCAAGTGAACATTTATTTAAAAATAAAAAAATCAAGACAATATTTATCAGTACTCATAGAGAAGATTTGCACAGTTATTGTCTGGAATTTTTAAAAGAATGTGGATATAAATTAGAGCTACAAATAACTAAAATGATTGTTGGTTATGATAGCTTGCTTGTGTTCAGCGTTTAAAACAAAGAATATGGATATAACCTTATTTGACTGATACTTTTAAAAACAATAGAATATCGTAAAATAAGTTTAGTTGAAGCTTATTTATTAGGAAAAAATCTATGTTTAATCTGAAAGCAAGTGTAGAAGATTTGAAATTAGGAGATTATGTCCAGTGGAATGCATCTGGAGGTAAAGCTCAAGGTAAGATTGTAGATATTAAAAAAGATGGAGAAGCTGGTAGTAGCATCTCTGAATATACTCTTACTGGAACTGAGAAAGATCCTGTTTATGTTATTAAGCTTGTTCAAAGAGATTCTGATGGTAATGATATTCTTACAGATCAAACAGTAGTACATAGAGCTGATGCATTAAATGTAATTCCTGATCCTATAAAGAGTGTAAAGATATTCCAAGGTTCTGAACTTAAAGCTACTGGAAAAGGAATGGTCAAAGGTTATTTAGTAAGATTTGGTTCTTCTAATGACACTGATCTTGAGAGAGATTATTTTACTAAAGATACAGACTTTGGTATGGAGTTCTTTGATGGTTCCTCTCATAAGTTAGGTCTTTATTACAATCACGGTATGGATCCGGTAGTAAAAACTAAGAAGATTGGTTATGGCACTATCAAAATGACTGATAATGGTCTTTGGTATGAAGCTCAATTAGATTTAGCTGATGAATATGCAAAGATGATTTATGATCTTGCTCAAAAAGGCAAATTAGGATTCTCTTCTGGAGCTGCAAGTCATATGGTTGATAGAGAAAAAGTTGGCAAATCATATGAGATTAAAAGATGGAATTTAGCTGAAGCATCCTTAACACCACAACCAGCGGAGAGTAGAAATATGGCATCAGTAAAAAGATATTTTGATGAGATGGGTAGATTTATTCCTTATAGCAGAGAAGAGTTATCCGGTATGGAAGATAAAGAATATGATGCTTATATGAATATGATGTTTGACAAAATGAATACCACTAAAGGTGATGATGGGGATGAATACGACGATATTGATAGTATGGTCGAAGGTTCTATATCTGTTGGTTCTAATCCTCTTATGATTGCTGAAACAGTATTTGAGGATTCCAATCTTGATGTTTTCAAGTATGGTATGAAGTGTTTGTTAATGAAACTTAAATATGCTATGGTAAGTGTATTAGAATATGGAACTGTTGAAGATGCAGATGCTATTCTTACAAAATTCCATATGTTAGCATTAGATTTGTTTAACAAAATGAAAATAGATGAAATCTCCACTGCAATGGTAGATGAGTCTGTAATGATGATGGATGAAGCTATGAAGAATATTGAGCTTTCATCTGTTAAAGAAGTGGAGAAAATCCTGCGAGATGTAGGAAATATTTCACGAAGTCAATCTAAAAGATTGGCAAATCTGGTTTGGAATGTTCAGCGTGATGTTGAACCATCTCAAGAACCACAAATAAAAACAATTGATGATAAAGCTGAACTGAGAAAAAGCTTACTCGAAAAAGCTAAATCATTCAAAAATATCTAAAGTACACAGATATAGAGGAAAAAGAAATGAATCTTGAAGAAATCCAAGCCAAGATTAGTGAAAATGCTATCAAGGCTACTGAAATCTTAGAGCAGGAAGAGGGAGACCTCGTTGCTGCTAAATATTTATTAGATGAGAATGAAGAGCTTGATAAAAAAGCTACTATGATCAAGGCTCTTAATGAATTTAAACCATCTACAGTTGTAGATGCTGAGGTAAAAAAAGTGAGTGATATTATTATTCCAGGATCTTCATCCTACAAAAACGTGAAGTCTTTCTCTCCTGAAACAAGAGCTGACAAAGAAAAGATGGGTTATGCTTTTGGTCAGTTGGCTAAAATGGTTGGTCGTAATGACAAGAAAGCTCATTCTTGGTTAGTTGAAAATGGCTATTACACTAAAGGTCAGAATGAAACTACTGATGCAGACGGTGGATATTTAGTTCCACAGATTCTTGCTCGTGAAGTTATCTTCCTTCGTGATAAATTTGGTGTTATGAGACAAAATGCTCGTGTTATGGGTATGAGTTCTGATAACTTAAATGTACCTAAGAACAGTGCATCAACCACTGCTTACTGGCCAGCTGAAAACACCAACATTACTGCAAGTCAAATTACATTCTCTAATGTTCAAGTTCTTGCTAAAAAGCTTGCTATTCTTACACAAGTTTCATCTGAACTTAATGAGGACAGCATTGTTGATGTTGGAGCAGCTCTTGCAGAAGATATGGCATATGTAATGGCATATAATGAAGACCTTGCTACCTTCTTAGGTGATGGTACTTCAACTTATGGTGGTATTACTGGTGTTGTTCCACAGATTGCAGGTGTTAACGGTGGTGCTAACGCAGGTTGGATTTACACTGGTGCAGATGTAACTGGAGGCTGGAATGCTACTACTCTTGCTGACCTAAGAAAATTAACTTCTGCTATTCCTGAGTATGCAGATCGTCCAGGTCAGTGTGCGTTCTATATGAACCGTGCATTCTTCCAACAGGTTGTTTGTAATGACCTTGATGCTCTTAGTGGTAACGGTTTCTTTGATCTTACCGCAGCTCCAGGACCAAACCCAACACTCTTTGGTTATCCTGTCATCTATACTCAGGTATTGAGCCAAGATCCAACTCCTGCTGCTGACACTGCTCTTGCATTGTTTGGTAATATGAGTACTGGTGCTATTATGGGTTCAAGACGTGATCTTAGAATTCAAGTATCTGATCAAGCTGGCTTCATCTCTGACTCATTGTTCTTTAGAGCAACTGAAAGATTTGGCTTCAAGTATCATGATCTTCCAACAGCATCTGTTTGTGGATCTATTGCAGTTCTTGTTGCTAACAACTAATCCTGGGGAGGATTATAAAAAAGGGAGGGGAGAAATCCTCTCCTTTTTTTTATTTATGTATATATCGTAAAATAATATTAGAACTAAACAGGAATAAAGAAATGCCACTAACAAGATTACAAGCTATAAAAGAACTATCAGATTTGTGTCAAGCGACATTATTTCCAGAATTAGAAACAAATCAATTAGCTAGACTTATAGATCAGCACGTTAGATTTAACACTTGGACAGCAAATTACGCTTATAAAGTAGGAGATATAGTTGTTCCAACAACTCCTAATGGAAGAATGTATCTTTGTATTATTGCAGGAACAAGTGGTGCAACTGAGCCTTCTTTTCCTCAAATTGGATATGCTGTTGGTCAATCGATTAGTGATGGTCCTATTCCACAAAATTCATTTGCATTAAACTGGCAAGATGCTGGTTATGTACAGGTAGAGAAATATGATGTTAGAGCTGCAACAAAACAAGCTTGGTTATTAAAAGCTAGTATTGCTGCTAACCTTGCTAATACAGATGATGGAAAGATGAAAATAGATTTGCATACTATTCAAGAGAACTGTATACAAATGGCTGGGAAATTTAGGAGCTTTGCGATTTTATAATGGGTGTACCTAAATCATTATTAGACAGACTAAGAGTAGTAAATGCATCTTATTTCTTAACTGACAGAGTAAAACTATACAGAATAGAAACTTTTACAGATGAGTTTGGTGGCACTTATTCAGACTCTGTTTTAATTGGAGAATTTCCTTCACGTTTCGTCCATGAAAAATATAGAGAACAGTTAATTGGTGGTGGAATACAAGCAAGAGATGAATATGAGTTTGTATTTAATTTTAATACACCTGTAGAGTTTCAGGATAAGATTAGAATTGTAGGAGACACACATCCTAACCGCTATTTTTTAGTTACAAGTGTAGATGACACTACCTCAGAAGGTATTTTCAACACTGCAAAATGTACTGAGAGTTATAATTAGAAATGAGGAATAAATAATGCCAGCATATCCATCAGCGTACGTAGAATATGACTTTCAAAATCCATCTACATATAGTGGTAGTGGTAATACTATTTATGATTTACAAAGCAATGTTAATTTAGATAAAATTAGTGGTACTTGGGTATCTGGCACTCCTAATTATTGGGATTTGAATAGTACTACAGAATTAAGAAATACTAATCCAGGTGCTGGTTTTGCATCATCTGTATTTACTGTAAACTGCTGGTATTTTTATGATACTCCTATGGATTCATATAGTAGTGTTTGGGGAATAGGATTAGATGGTAGTGGAACAATGCCAGTTTTATCAGTCCCTCAAGTTGGAAACAGTAATATCCAATGGTCTTTTGGTCAAGGATTAATTGATGCTGGAGTTGTATCTGGATGGAATCTTTTTACTTTCTGGTGTAATGGCACAGATACAAAATTATATTTGAATGGTTCTTTTGTTAATACTGCAAATTATGTTGGATCAATTGCTTCACCATATACTATTAGATTAGGTTGTGCTAGTAATGCTTCTAATGCTTTTTATCAACCTGCTGAAGGAAGATTAGGTGCTTGGGCTTATTATAATAGTGCGTTAACTGCTGGAAATATTACAGATATTTATAATGACCAATCATCTCAATATATTGCACCTCCTCCATATGTTGGCATTGTAGGTGGAAGACAATTTGCACAAGGTTTTAACGGATAATAAATATAGCAACTTCACGGAGATAAAAAATGTTTTACGTCTTACAAAATGAATCTACAGCAGCAAGGAGAAGAGTTCCAATTCTTCTTACTGATGCTGCAACAGGGACTACTGCTCAAACTGGAGTTGCTACGACTAATATTTATGTTTATATAAATATGAATGGTGGAGCATTTATTGGTGGTACTGGCAATAAAGGTGAAGCAGGATTTGGCCAATATTATTACGAATTTCAAGCTAATGAAGTTGCAACATTAGGTCTTTCAGGTATTCATATAACTGCTACTGGTTGTCGTGATTATGATGCTATTACTCAAATTGCTGCCTTTAATATGTATGGTGCTGCAGGTAGTGGGATATCAGCTGGCGATGTATGGTCTTATGATATTTCTGGAATTTCAACTGCTGGTACTGCTGGTTCTCAATTAAATCTTTCAGCTACTGGTGGTGCTGGTATCTCTGCTTATGATGTATGGAATTTTACTAACAGCTATACTGGTAATGCTACTGAACTTGACCTTACAAATGCTGCTCAATCAGCGGCAAGTGCTGATAATAATGCAAATCTTGCAGCTACACAAACTGCAAATATAGCATTTACAGTTTGGGGAGAAGATATAGGTACTGGAGGATTATCTCCATTTGGTGCTGGTACTGCTGGAACAATCCTATACACATTAGGACAAGCTGGCGTAGCTCTTACTGCTGGAGACGTTTGGGATTATGCTGGTGGAAGAACAATTACTGGTGGTATTGCTGACACTGTAACTCTTGTTACCTCTCCTGTAGACGTTAGTTATCCTTCTATGGCTGGTCTTGCAAATACAATTTGGTCAACAGATGTATCTGGATTTACAAGTCCTTCTGCTGGTTATGATCTTACTCAAGCTGCAGTAGGATCAGGGATCTCTGCTTACGATGTCTGGGACTTTAGCATTACTGGATTTGGTGGAACAAACTCTGCAGCTGTTTATGTAACTGACACAAACTTTGTTGCTGGTAATATTCAAACTTATGTTTCAACTCAAACTCCTCAAGATGTTTGGACATATGCAGGAATTGAAGGCAGAACAATTACTGGTGGTTTAGCAGATACTGTTACTACCTTGACAAATCCTGCTAACATTACTACTAGTTCAATGAGTGGTGTTGCTAATACAGTATGGTCAACACTTACTGCTCCTTACACAACACACGCAACATTTGGACATCAAGTATTACGTTCTGATAATGCTGCAACAATTGGTGAAGTTACATTACATCAATCTGGTGGAAGTAAAAGAGTTGATGCTGATGTTCACGCATTTGTAAATAATACAGCTTCAGCCACTGCAATGTTAAATATCCTTACTGGTATTGGAGCATCAATTACTTCAAATATTACTGGAAACTTAAGTGGTTCAGTTGGTAGTGTAACAGCTGATGTAAATGTTTCAACTGCAAGTATGACTGGTATAGCTAATACTACTTGGAGTACTGATGTAAGCTCATATACAAGTCCAAGTGCAGGATTTGATCTTGCTAATGCATCATCAGGTGCTGGTTTAACTGCAGGAGACGTATGGTCATATGCAAGTAGAACAATAACTGGTGGTATTGCTGATACTGTAACTGATGTAACTAATGGTGTTATTGTCACAACCAATAATGATAAAACTGGATATAGTTTATCATCTACCCAAACATTCGATTTAACTGGAAACGTCAGTGGAAGTGTTGGAAGTGTTACTGCTGATGTAAATGTTTCTACCTCATCAATGTCTGGTATTGCAGATACTGTTTGGAATTACGCAACAAGAACACTTACATCTACTGGTGCTGGAATCTCTGCTTATGATGTATGGAACTTTGATCCAACAGCAATGACTGTTCCTCAAGCTGGAGCAATATTAACTGATATTCAAACTGACACTAATACAATAATAACTGACATTGGAAACATTCCTAACAACGTTTGGGCTTCTGATGTTTCAGGTTATCTAACACCAGGAGAAGCGGGATATGAACTTACTCAAGCAGCTTTAGGTGGTGGTGGAGTAACAGCTGGAGATGTTTGGACATATGCTTCTAGAACTATTACAGGTGGTATTGCAGACACTGTTACTACCTTAACAAACAGAAGTGGTTTTGCTATTACTGGTGGTACTGTTGATACTGTTACTAACGGAGTTACAGTCTCTACTAACAATGATAAAACTGGATATGCTTTATCATCCACACAAACATTTGATCTTACTGGAAATATTACTGGTAATCTTTCAGGAAGTGTTGGAAGCGTAACAAATCCAGTTACTTTTGAAAGTGCTCAATATGCAGCGATTGCATCTAGTGTATGGAATGCTGCGACAAGAACACTTACTTCTACTGGTGCTGGAATAAGTGCATTTGATGTTTGGAACTTTGTTCTTTCAGACTCAAATACTGCAGAAGTTGATCTTGTTCAAGCAGCAGCAGGAAGTGGTCTTACTGCTGGAGACGTTTGGTCTTATGCAACTAGAACAATAACTGGCGGTATTGCAGATACAGTTACTACACTTACTGATAGAAGTGGATTTGCAATTACTGGTGGAACAATTACTACTGTATCTGACAAAACTGGATATTCACTCTCTAGCACTCAATCATTCAATCTTACAGGAAACATTACTGGAAACCTTAGTGGTAGTGTTGGAAGTGTAACTAGTGGAGTAACTGTAACTACCAACAATGATAAAACAGGATATGCTCTTTCTGGTGCTGGTGTTAGTGCAGTTCAATCTGGTCTTTCAACTCTTACACAAGCACAAGTTGGTACTGAAGTAGACTCTTCATTATCTGATGTTGGTCTTACTTCAACTGTAACTGGAAGAATTGATGCAGCTGTTTCTAGTAGATTAGCATCAGCATCTTATGTTACTCCACCAACAACAGCAGCAATTTGGTCATATAGTCCAAGAACTCTTACATCAGGTGCAGGAGCAACAGCTGGCGATGTTTGGACATACAATATAAGTGCTATTACAAACTCTGGAACAGCTGGTAAACAATTGAACGATGCTGCTGTAAGTGGAAGTGTTGTTCAAATTATAAATGGTCCATATAGACTTACTTCTACTGCTGAAGGCTCTGATGGTAGACTTGATATTCTTCAAGACACTGTTCAAACAATTGAATTACAGTTGATTGATGTATTTGGAAGTCCTATCAATATCTCTGGAAACTATACCTTATCAGTAGATGTTTACGATGAATCAGGTGCATTAACAGTTTCTTATACTCCTACAGTTGCTTATGCAGGTGGTGGTTTAATAAACTTTGACCTTGATACTGATGTAACTGGAGTTCTTGGAAGATATACAATTGTTGTATCTCTTACAGATGGTGATGTAATCCAAGTTGGACCACTTCAAGTATTGGTGAGACCACTCTAATGGCAAGTAGTATTGTCGTAA